TGGTTCCCGTGATTTTTTCTTCGTAAACCTTTTCGCACTCATATTTTTTAATAATTTCGTGCTGTCGGTCGGTGTGCTGCTGTTCGGTGCTGACGCGGATATAGCCGATGTTCATAATTGCTCCTTTCTGCGCTCGATGAAATCTCTAATATAATACGGGTGCTTGTGCATCGGTAAGTTCCTTATATCATCCCTTGTGCTGACGGTTGAAAAAAGGGACGGAGATATATCGCTCTCGTCGGCGTCGTGTTTGCGCCATTTTATATGGATGTAGTACTTTCCGCAGATAACGAGATCGCCATGCTTAAACTCACGCGCCATGCGGCTGTTCAACTCGGTTCTCGACAGGATATGAATATTACCCTCGCTGACCATCGTTCTTCCCTCCTAAAATAATTTGAGCGGATATACCGCCGCTCGCGGTGTCAGGTGGGTTTACTCTGCTGTCAGCAACCAAGTTAATCCTTCGTCATGGTCAACCAGTTCAATGGACTCCCCGTGAACAATAAGCTCAAAATCGATACCCTTTGATTCTAAGAAATCCTTTAATACCTCGATGTCAACCTTCATGGTGTTTACCTCCCTCCTTTTATTTATGGTCGGCGCTGATACGCTCAACGCCGGAAGCGGAAGGGTTACTTGTCATAAGCCTTTAATTTGCCGCATGTACGGCAACGCTGCTTTCATCCGGTTAACGCCATACTTGCCGGGATGCTTTGCAATGTACGCTTCCATCTCCTTGACTGTGCCGGGTCCGACTCCCATAGCTGCGAGGATAATCTGTGCTCCGTCCGTTTTGATTGCTCTCATTGTGGATGTGTTGACCTGACATCCATTGTATCCACCAGCCTGCACCAATGGCAGATACCCGTCAATCATGTTTTTACCAATGTTCCAAACCTTGTAACCATGCGGCACGCAGTCCACTAACTCAAATTCGTGTCGACCGTTAGTTATTTTATCCATCTCAATTGTCCCCTTTCTGCCCCGGAGCTTGTGACCGGCGGCGGCTGCATTAAGCCGGATAAACCGGCTCACTCTGCTAGCGATCGCGGAAAAGGTCTTCAAGCACAAAGTTTTTGTCTGCGAAAAAACCAAGAGAGTCAATGTCGTCGTCGTGATACTCCGTCCAACTGTTGCGCCCGATTGAGTTATGATACGTCCCCCAAAGTTCGTCGGTCGATTTGTCGTGGAAAACCTGGATGTAACTGTTACTGTACCCACCGCGCCCATCATCTGCATTGCGGATACTGCGAGCAAGACCGCGCTCAACGTTGTATGTTTTACCGCCAATAATACGCTTGATCGTTTCCATGTTATCCTCCATGCCCGGCAGCTTTTCCTGCCTGCGGCTGACCTATCTGTTGATATTATATTATCACAAACGGTTTTATATGTCAATAGCTTAAAAATAATTATTTTACGGATTTTGAGATAGTTTTTACTATTATATAATACAAAAACAAAACGTCTAAAATTTTTATTAAAAACAATCGTTTTAGATAAGGGAGCGATATGCAAAAAATCAACGGTATGATGTTCGTTTCCGCCCGGGAAGCGGAAAGCTGGCTGCGCGATCCGAAGCAGCATAAGGAGTACATAACCAAAGCCGCCCACCTGGAGCACAACGGCGTTAAGCTGTTCCCCTGTCGCGGCATCGTCCAGTATATGATGCAACATCCTCGGCGCTGTATCGTGCTGCCTGGCATCGAGACGCTCTGACCGCCGCTGCTGATTTTATATGAGAGCAAACCCCCCGGCGATAAAATTTCTTCCGATTTTAGACCCCCGCCCATTCCGGCTAGGGGAGTATGCACCCCCACACCCGGTATCCACGCGGTAAGGGGTCATTATAAATCGACCCATCTTACAAAGGACATCCATTCCAAAAACAACCCACCCCAAAACAAAAGGAAAGTTTTTAATATATCAAAAGGAGCGATATGTTCGATTACGATAATACGGCAACATACGATGCGTTGAAAGGGTTTGAGAAACACAACACGGATAAAGCAAAACTTCACGCCGAAATCTGCGACAAGCTTCACTCCGTTTACATTGCCAAAAACCACGATTACGGCGATTCATTTGGAGAAACATTCAAGACGCTCGGAATCATATCTGCCGTAACCCGTATTGCAGATAAAACCAACCGATTACAAAATCTCTGCACAAAAGGGAATAAGGTCAACGAATCCATTGAAGATACGTTAATGGATTTAGCGAACTACGCGATTATGACCTTAATCGAACTCCGTGCTTGACCTTTTTGTCGCCCTATTTTTCTTCCTTGCTTACATCGTTTGTAGATACTGCTGAACGCTCTGTAAGCCCTGTACAGCGGTTTTATTGTAGGGGTTGGGTAAATCTACCAACTAATTCAAAACGCGTTCAGCAACAAGAGAAACACCCCAAAAACAAAAGGAGAACTTTTAATATATGAAATATAGAAAGAAACCAGTTGTGATTGAAGCTGTTCAATGGAACGGCACGAACCTACATGACATAATCGCATTTGTCGGTGACTCTTTGAGATATGAGATTTTTGATGCGGCTTGGGAGGCTGGTGTCGGCGTGCCGTGTGTGCGCATGAAAATCAAGACGCTTGAGGGCGACCATGAATGTAGCGAGGGTGATTACATCATCAAGGGTGTAAACGGCGAGTTCTACCCCTGTAAGCCGGACATTTTTGCCAAAACCTACGAACCGGCAGAATAAAAACAAAAGGGCGATTTTTTATATATAATGCGGTGATAAAATGTCTGGCATCAACACGAAACTCTTTATAGAGAACTTCCTAAAGATAAAATCCAAAACGGGCGAGATTATCCCGTTAAAACTCAACAAACCGCAATTAAAACTCTACAACGCTTTAGGCAAGCAATACGAAGAAGGCAAACCCTTACGAGCGATTATCCTTAAGGCCCGTCAGATGGGATTTTCGACCCTAACCGAAGCGATGATATTCAAGCGTACCGCAATGGCGAAGAACATCAAAAGCGGTATTATCGCCCACATAAGCGATGCAAGCGAAAACCTGTTTAAAATGTCCAAGCTGTTCTACGATATGCTGCCCGACCGATTTTATTTTACCGATGGCACGAACGCTTTAAAGCCTGCTGTAAGGGCATCCAACGCTTACGAATTAGTGTTCGATACAAAGAACGGCAAGGGGTTAAAATCGGGCATACGGTGTATGACAGCGGGCGGTGAAGGCATAGGCCGTTCCGATACCTTTCAGAACCTTCATGTTTCGGAGTACGCATGGTGGCCGGGCGATAAAGCAAGCATTCTTTTAGGCGCGGTTCAGGCGGTTCCGAATGTCCCGAACTCAATGATAATAATCGAGAGTACGGCCAACGGATACGACGATTTTAAAAACAGATGGGATATGGCAGTCGAAGGCAAATCTGATTATGTTCCTGTTTTCTGCGCTTGGTGGGAAATGGACGAATACAGACTTCCTTACAGCGGGTTCATTCTTTCGGACGAAGAAAAGAGGATAAAAGAACTTTATTCCCTGGACAACGACCAACTCACATGGAGAAGATGGTGTATTGCCAATAACTGCGGCGGCGATTTAGAGAAATTCAAACAAGAATATCCCGCCTGCCCCGAAGAAGCGTTTTTAGCGTCGGGGTCTTGTGTGTTCGACCAAGAAAAGGTTCTTGAGAGGATTCAGCGTTCCCCTGAACCTGTTGCAATCGGGAGATTCGATTTCAAATACGACGAACTTCACATTACGGATATAAGATGGGCGGACGACAAAAACGGATTTATTAAAATCTACAAGAAACCCGTTAAAGGAGTTCCGTATGTAATCGGTGGGGATACAGCCGGCGAAGGTTCGGACAACTTTGTCGGTCAGGTTTTGGACAACACGACAGGCGAACAAGTCGCCGTTTTAAAACATCAATTTGACCCGCATATTTACACGCGGTTGATGTTCTGTTTAGGAAAATACTACAACGACGCTCTAATCGGTATCGAAGCGAACTTTACGACTTACCCGATAGAAGAACTCCAAAGATTGAGATACCCTCGTCAATATGTCAGGGAATCAACGGACACTTACACTCATGCCCCGAAAAGAAGTTTCGGTTTCCAGACCACTTCAAAATCAAGGCCCGCTGCGGTTGACGAGTTAATAAAAATCGTTGCCGAAGAAACCGACACTATCAACGACAAGGAAACATTAAGGGAAATGCTCACTTTCGTTAAAAACGAGCGTGGCAGAGCCGAAGCGATAAAGGGCGAACACGACGATATGGTGATGGCGTTGGCAATCGCCCACTATATTTCAGATCAGCAGAAAAAGAAAGCTGAAAGCACAACCGAAAGAAGAAAAACAAAATGGCATCAGAGCCAAAAGGAAGATTACCGAAACGCCCGAAAAAAAGAAGATAGAGACAGGATGAGAGATTTATGGGGGGAACCGTGTTAAGCAACAACGCGGT